TCATCAAAAAGTTGATTTGCAGCCGGTATATCATTAACCGTTACTTTTCGTAAAATACGATTATCTGGATCGGTAAGAGTCTCTTCTGTTTCTTCGACAGACATTTCACCTAAACCTTTCATTCGATTAACAGTATATTTTTTACCGACATTTTGCTGTCTATATAACATAAGTTCTTCATCATTTTTAAGATATTTATATCCTTTAGATGTAGTAATCTTATACAGTGGCGGTACGCCAGCATATACAAATCCATCAATAATTAACTCAGGACAAAAATTCCAGATAAAAGTATAAAAAAGGTTTTTAATATGCGCACCATCAACATCTGCATCAGACATAATAATAATTTTACCATATCTAATATCATCACGGTCATATGTAACTTTCATTGACTTTGTATCAATTTTTAATCCAAACGCATCAATCATACTCATAATTTCAGCGTTCTTTTGAATTTTATCTAATGTAGCTTTTTGAGTATTAAGAATTTTACCTCTTACTGGCATAACTGCTTGGAATTCATTATTTCGTGCAGTTTTAAGATTTGCAGAAGCGGAATCACCTTCTGTAATATAAATTTCACAATTTAAACGGTCTTTACTATAACAATCAGCAAGTTTAGTATCAAACTTAATAACCTTTTCTTTTTTCTTAACTTGCCCTCTAGCAGCTTCACGAGCCCGTTTAGCGGCCTCCCGCGCTTTCTTTGCATTAGCAGCTTTATCAAATATTCCTTTAACATCTTTCTCATTATTAACAAGCCAATATTCAAGTTCTTCAGTTAAAGGACTAATAAAAGGTGACATATCAATTTTTGTTACTCTTGATTTAACCTGTGCATCATAAGCAACATTAGGTGCTGTAATATTAAAAACAATATACATACCTTCTTGAATATCATCACCCGTTAAATTTTCATCTGTTGATTTAAGCCAGCCTTTATCTTTGAAAAATTTATTAAATACTCTAGTAATAGTTGTTTTTATTTGGGTAATATGCTGGCCAGTATCAGTAAGACCTGTATTTACATAAGGAACAATAATAGATGAATAATTAGATGTATATGTAAATACCATATCCATCTTATTTTTGCCTGCTATATAATTCATATGAAACCTATTATTAATAAGTTCCTTATTACCGACAGCTTTATCTACTAAATCATCTAATCCATTTTTAGAGAAATAACAATATTTTTCTCCATTATAGTTTAAGTCAATTTCTAATCCTGAACATAATGAAACAAGAGTTTGAAATAAATCTTTAATTTTATTAATTTCTACTTCTGTATGAGTAAAAAATTCCTCAGAAGGTTGCCATCTTACATATGTACCATTAGGTTCTTTAGATTTAGAAATACTTCTATTTATAAAAACACCTTCATTAAAATAAATAGATTCTGTTTCTCCATTTCTCCATGTTTCAGCTTCAAGATGATGAGAAAGAAAAGTAGTAATTTTTGATCCAATACCAAAAGAACCAAGACTAGTACCTTCATAAGTACCATCTTCTCTGTATTTACCAGAAGTATTTAATACAGAAAAAGCTGCTTCAAAAACAGATTTTCCATCTTCCCTTATTTCATTAACAAGAAAACCTTGACCATAATCTCTTATAGATACAATATCACCATCAATAGTTACATTAATAACTTTACCATGACCAAGACGATATTCATCAATAGAGTTAGATAAAATTTCTACAAGAAGCTGAGTAGAGTAAGTTGTATCTCCAGCGTAGACCTGCGGACGCAATCTAGTAAACTCTAATGGACTTAATGATTCTATACTATCTTTATTATATAATTTATTCATTAATAAGTCCTTTCAAATAATTAGTATAAATTTTTAATAATTCAATTAATTCTTCTTTATTGTAACTTTTTAAACTAACTAATTCTGGTAGCATCAATAAAGAACTTTCTTTAGGTAATATTTGTTTTATTTGTTGAGAAATCTTTTGCATTGTTTCCATATCATATTCATAAGCAGGAAAATTTATAACAAAATAATCTTTCATATTTTTCTCCATTTATTATTTTCATTAATATTATACAATAAATTTTCTAATATTTCAAGTTGATTTTACTTCAAAGGGTATAAAAGCACATATGATAAAAAATTTTTAATTTTAAAGATAAAAAAATTGGCAGGTATAAAATACCTGCCAATTAATTATATTTTTTTTATACTTTTTTAGTTACTTCTATATAGTCAGAATCTACAAAGCCATATGTAGTTGTATTAGCTTTTATTAAATACCATAAATGACCAACTGGATTTTTTACTGCGTCACATATATAAACAGTTTTTCCGTTTGCTCTTGTGGTAAATCTTTCATAACTCATAGCTGGACCTTTTCTAACATTTACAGCTACTCTTGCAGTTACTATACCTTCAAATTTAACAGTTTTATTATAATTACTTAATACACTAAAATTTTTAGTAATATTATTTACTGGCACAACCAATTCTGATTTCACTATTGCGTTATATACTAATTTAATTTTACTTAAAGTAGCCATATTAACATTACCAGTTACTGTTAAATTATTTTTCTTTTGGAAATCTTTTACTGCTGCTGTAGTTAAAGGACCATATTTATTATCTACTTTTAATTTATAGTCATCTATTTTATTTAACATAGTTTGAATATCTTTTGTTGCAGTAGTAGTTTCATTAGTTCCTGTAGTATTAGTTTTATCTTCTTTGTAAGGAGTATAAGTTACTTTACTACCAATGCAAATATTAGTTGCAGTATGATGATTTTCACATAATAAAATATCTCCAGGAACTAAGTATGCAGAAGATGTAAGATATTTAGGATCTGTTAAGACTTTAAAACCAGCTTCTTTAAAGCCTGGTTTCATATTTCTAGTATAACTAGCATTAATATTTTTTAATTTATTAATGTTTAATAAATAACCTACAGCTCTAACATTCGCAATAACTCCAGCAGAGCAGTCTCCTTCACAAGTATTTTTAATATTAGAAGGTCTGTAATTAGCTTTTTGAAGCTCTTTCCAGTATGTGGTTCTTTGAGTTTGGTCATAACCAATTTTATTATTATTAGCAGCTTCTATTGCTAATTCTGCTATTAATTCTCTTACTTTCTGGTCAGGATAACGTAAAACACAAGTCCAAGGTCTATTATACCAATTTATAATAGCCCATTCTTTACCAGTTTGATCACCAGCAACTCCGCCTTTATATTTATGATTTTCATCATAGCCACTATTAGAAATTTTATTAGGATATTTAGTAAAATCTATAGCCATTATACTTATTCTCCTTTCTAACTATTTACATAGTTTTGAATATTCTTATTACTTGTAAGTAAGTTATTAAATTTTTCTAATGCTTTATCTACCATTTCACTAAATAAAGTAAATGTAATAAATTTAGCTGCAACAGGAAACTTAGTTACAAATAAGTCATAAACATAACGTAATTTTAATTGTCCAGTACCTCCACCAAGCATTTTTTCAGCTTCTGCTACAGCTAATAATAACCATTCTTGTACTTTAGAAATTTGTTCTCCACGAGAAGCTTTAATAAAACTATAACAAGAGTAGACAGCTACTGCTATAATAGCAATAGCAACAACTATAAACTACCAGTTTTCTGCTAAGAAATTAATCATCCTTGCACCTCCTAGTTATTATCGTCATTATTTTCTTCTTCTATTTCTTTTTCTTTATTTTTTGATAACTAAATCTATTTTAATAAGGCAGTTTCATATATTATACCACCTTTAGTATTTTCTTTTGAAGCTTTTAGAGAATAAATTGCAAAACCTATTACTTCAGCTACAACTGCTGTAATTAACATAGTTAATGGAGTTAAATCTATTTCAAAACCAATATTAATTATTTTAATAGTAATATAAATAGTAAATAATTCTACAACAGAACAGCTAATAAATAAGAAAAACATTAAGAATTTAGTTGTGGTAAGTTTCTTTTTCTATTCTTTATATTTATTTTTAATCTACTCTCTTTCATGCTTCATATCTTGCTAAAGATTGAGATATTGTTTCTCTTTATCCCAATCTTTAGCTTGTATATTAATACGGGTCTATTTCTTTTTTGAATACATAATAATATTATCCTTTCTGAAATAAATATTATCCTGTTGGTGTAGCGCCTCCTTGGCCTAAGTAAGTATATGTACAAGATACATATGTATCTAAGTTACTTCCGCTACTTTGATAGGCTCCAACATAAAAAGTAGTTTGTTTAGAAACATAAATTGGAACTGAAAAATGTGTTACTGTCATAGCTCCATTTACAGGGGCGACAAGAGAAGTATGTCTTGTATATAAATAAGGAACTGAAGTATAATTATAAGCAGATCCGCTAGTCTATGATAAACATACACTTCTTCGTCCAGAAGAGTTTCCCTAAAAACGGGCTGAAACTGTTATTAACCACATTCCAAAACCACTTATTGTAAAATTCGTCATATTTGTATAACTTGTGCTACTAGCTAAACTTTTAGTAGCATTTTTTACATAACTATTTCCTATATCTCTTAATTTTTTTGCTCTATCAAAATCAATATCAATATTACCTGATGAAGAGCTTGTACTTGTACTATTATAAATACTTACTGCGTTTGGTGTTATTGTAACCCTTTGTCCAGAGGAAATAGAATTACCTGCTGCAATCATTCCTGGTGTTAATATATTCCCTGAATCAAAATACATTTTTAAAGTAGTTTCTCTATCTGTTCCATCTGTTCCATAACTTTTTAAATTAAAGCAATCATTTGCACTACTTCTTTTATGTAAGAAATTTCCGTAATCATCCATTACATATCCACTTGTAGCAATAGTATCTAATTTAGTGGTTGTGGCACCACTAATAACAGCATCTCCAGTTAAAGTAAGTAAACCAGTATTGCTTCCTGTGTTTGGATTAAAAGTTAAATTAGCTGTTTTATGAATAATACCACTTGTATCTTGAGTTTGAGCATAAGCATCATTAGTTAATAATATACCATAATTTTTATTATCACTTGTATTATCCTAAACAGTTCCTCCACTTCCACCTCCTGCAACAACAATATTTACTTGTCCATCATTACCTGGAGAAAATACATTTTGTCCATTTACCTGAACAGTTTTAACATAATTATCAGCAGGAGCATAACTATTAGTGTCAAGTGTCCAATTATTAGCAGCTGTCTTTTTTAAAAATCCACTAGTTCCTGTAAGAGCTTCTATAGATTGTAAGTCATCTGTTCCAGTAATTTCATTTAATTTATAAGTTGGTCTTGTAGGTTGTTTAGCCCAACTTGATACATCAGAAGCTGGTAATGAAGTAGGAAAATCACTTATATCACTTGTTACAAGTTGTCTAAAACTTGGAGTTCCAGCTTGTCCATTGGGAGTAGCTAAAATCAATTTAGCATTTTTAGAACCATAAGGATTTTTTGTATCTCCATAACCATTAGCAAGTGAAACTGTTTTATTAATAGTTTCAGTATTGCTAGAATTATCAGTTACAGTTAAAGGAGCGGTACCCGTTAAAGTAACATTTCTTACAGTTCCTTTATTAACTGTATTATCTACTAAATTATAAGTTACGCCATTATATTCAAATTTATCTATATTGTATGGGCCAGCCATTATTTTTTACCCCTCCTTTAATTATAATAATCTAAAATATGAATAATCACATGAATTATTTGAAGAATGACCTGATGCAGCTACAGAGGACCATCCCCATAAATAATATGTAGTAGAAGTAGTGGGAGTTAATATTATTGAGAAATTCATATAATTTTGTGAACTTGAATGTGCTCCCATAGTTACTTCAGAAAAAGTACTTGCTCTAACAGGAGATGTAACTGAACTAGATAAAGCATTGGTTGTTGACAATCGAAAAATTCTTACACCTTCTGTATTAGTAGAGGCAAATCTTGCACTGCATATAATAAGATAAGTACCTGCTGATAAAGTAAAATTAGTAAATTTAAACCAGGTGTTTGCTGTTATTGCTGATGTATAAGCAGTATACTAATTAAATTTATAAGAACTACCTAATGCATTAATTCTATCAATACTAGCAGCAGTTAAATTATGTGCAGAACCATCATTAATATATAATCCACTTGCATTTAGTCTTGAATAACTTACATTGGTGCTAGCTCCAGATCTATTATACAAATAGATTGTTGGGTTATTAGCCGCAGTACTCATAGTAATGATACTATCTCTATAAACATTTGAAGGAATTGATCCATCTGCATTTTTAGCAGCACTCCAATGATACATACCAAATTGACCGCTTCCTGCTGTTCTATAGAATAATTCTGATTGCGAATTATCCATTGTACCAATTCCAATACCAGTACCTTCATTTGCAGTTGTCTCATCGCTATAGAAATGAAATCTATTTAAAATAACCCTACCTCCAATTTTTAAAGAAGAAGCTCCATCGTCATTTCTAATAAAAGTTAATGAAGCACTTTTTTGTGTAACATCTGTTATTGAAGAATCTGTGTCTGTAGATGAAGATATTAATAGAGGATATTCTTTTGTGTCTGAAGTAGATAGTAAAGTTTGAGTAACTTCATCTACTTTTCGAGAGGTATTACTATTAAAATTAAAAATAGCTTTTCCAGCTGAATCTACTGTGTCAGCATCATCGCCAGTATCTGAGTCATAAGTAATATCAAAAGTAGTTGCAGCTAAACTAACTGCATTTCCAGCTCCTGTAATATGACCTTGTGCATCATATGTAATTGGATATAATGCTTGAGTTGTTTGAGCAGTTCCAGTACCGGTAGCACCATGGGTAATAGTTACTTTATCATTTGTAGCATCTGGAGTTAATGTAATTCCAGTACCAGCTGCTATTTCTAACGTATCTGTCTTTGCATCAGCTGCAATAGTAGTTGAAGAAACTTTTATATTACTAAATGCATTTTGGTTAGCTTCATAACCAGAGTCATTAGTTAAATGACTAGTTTTAGTTGGAATATTAAAACTAACTGCTCCTGTAGCATTAGAAATAGCTGTATGAGTACCTGCGGCCGTCGTTATCTTCGACACACCTGGGTCTGTAATATAACCTAATCCAGTTACATAAGATTGAATAGCTGCTCCAGTAGGTAAATTAGAATTATTCCCGACAGACGCGGCAGCCGTGTATGTGGCCGCAGAGCCTAGTCCAAGGTTTGTACGAGCGGCCGCCGCGGTTGTGGCTCCTGTTCCTCCATGATCCAATCCTACAGTTCCTACTGCTATTGTAATCTTTTTATTAGTTGTATCGTCTGTTAAAGAAATTCCACTTCCCGCAGCTAATTCCATAGCAGCTGTAGATGTTCCGCTTCCACTCCCGCCTGCTGTCAATGTAGATGTAAATTTGTGAGAAGATAAAGCATTACTTAATGTATAAGTAGTATTAGTATCTGAAGTTGCAAAAGTACCAAGATCAACAATTCCACTAGTTGGGTTTTTAGTTGATCCATTTATTTTAACACCTGTTACTGTACCAATATTGGTTGTATATCCAGCGTCATTTGTAAATGCCGACACATTAGTTGGTACTGTAGGTATATTTAAATTAACTGCTCCTGTTTGTCCATTTACAGAAGTGACTGGTGCGCTAGTTAAAAAAGTACTTCCTTTGGTAGCTGTAATTATTCCGTTAGAGGCAGTGATTGATGTAATTGCGTTTCCACTACCAGTTGTAGTAACTGTAGTAACAGTATCTGTGAATTTAGGTGTGCTACCAACTGCAACTCCGTTAATGGTATTCGCTGAAATATTATTTGTAAAAGTAGCATTTCCTGTTGTTGATAAAGTACCTACGGATAAGTCATCAATAGAAACAGAATCACCAAAAGTAACTGGTCCCGTCACTGTACCTCCAGTTAAAGGAAGAACGTCGGGTGTATCTGCAGCAATTAATTTCCTATAAGTAGGCGCGGCGCTTGTTGTTCCTGTATTTGGACCAGCTAAAACGGTGTTAGGACCGGCCGCCGCGAGTGAAATAGTCGTATTTAAAGTTGTTGTTTGTGCTGTATTTTGACTAGATACTATTGGACTAGTACCTTGAACTCTGACAGATGTAACTGTACCATCGCCATTACTACTTATTGCAATATATGTACTACCAGACCAGCGATAAACTTTATTACTTGTAGTATCTACATAAATTTTACCAGTCTCTCCAGTACTTGGAAAATTATTTACAGAACTATATTCTAATACATCATCTACATAACTAGGTAGAAAAGACTAATGTATTTTTAAATTAGTATTATTATTACTAAAAAGAGTGGTATCCCTTAATCTAAATACATCAGTGTCATGTTTAATTTTATCTATATAAATCTAAGGCATATTTTATCACTCCTTTTATTATTTTATTCTAA